TCTCCAAAGAAGATGAAAGTAAAAGGATACTTCATGCTGGAAGGTTCTTACCGACGCTACTTTAGTCCTGATGGACCCGATCAGTTTTTATTTGATATTGGTCGTTCCTTTACTATTAATCATTACAATTTTATTATACCAACCATTTCGTTGGAATAACCGAAAAAATCTGCAAAATTTCTCAGTTGTAAAGAAAAACTTGACAACTTGGCCGTCTGTATGGTTTATAACGATTATGCCGACACTTACGCAGACCGAAATAGATGCCAAGCTTGACGAGGAAATACGCCAGAACGCAGCGGTATGGGCGTATGCAAAAGGCGTAAAGGTCGGCGGCAATCGTTTTGACCTTTCAATCAGGCCATATCTCAAAAAGTTTTTCCTGTCGAGTCATCCCCGACGCGGCGCAATGAAGGCCCCCCAGGAGGGTTGGACTATGGCGGCAATCCTGGAAGCGATTCACGGACTAATTTATCACTTGATACCCTGCAATGTCCTGCACCTATTCCCTACCGAAAAGGATATGTTGGATTATTCGAAGTCCAATATCGACCCGTTAATCAAAAGCAATCCGACCGCAATTGGCAAATACGTCAAGTCCGGCGGCAAAGGAACAGATACAGCCGGCTTGAAAAAAATCGGTCACGGCTATTATTTCTGCCGAGGCGCAAAACTCAATCCGACAGAGGCAGGCGGCGCAAGCTCTGCGAGATTATCAGGTATTCCGGCGGGTCATATCATCTACGACGAAGTCGATTTTATGGACGCGAAGGTTTTCGCCGATGCTCGCGGCAGGCAAAAGAGCGTACCGGAAGCGCAAAGACGGGAAGTGTTTCTGGCTAACCCTTCCAGTGAGGACTATGGCATCGACCTCCTGTGGCAACGCAGCGATATGGAGTGGCTCTATCACCCCTGCACCTGTGGCCACAAGGTTTGCCCGACGAGGGAATTTCTCGACGACCCTGAAAAGCTCATCGGCATATATCCCGACCTCGGCTCGTCAGGTGAAAACCTCGGCTATATTCGGTGTAAAAAATGTGGAAAACCTGTTAGTGTTTTGAATTGTGAATACATACCGGATTGGCCGCAACGAACGGAATACGAGTTTCAACAAGTTTCGCAACTTAGCTTTATCAACAGCAATCCCGCCAGAATCTTAAACGATTACAGAACAACCAACGATATGGCAGGATTCTATAAAAACGAACTTGGCTTGCCGTATTCGTCCGCCGAGGAAAAACTGACGAAACACGCTGTTCTTTCTTGTTGCGGCAGAGAAGGTATGCCAGAGAATCATCACGGGCCTTGTGCAATGGGGGTTGACAATGATGACAATAAGCACGTCGTCGTGGGCATCCGCACCAGCCCAGAGAAATACGAGGTCTTGAAAGCGGCTCGTCTGGACAACTTCAATGCCGTTTACGACCTGATACGCAAATTCAATATCAAGTTTGGCGTCGTCGATATGAAGCCCAACAAGGACTCCGCGACGCAATTTCAGAAGGCGGCTTCGAGTGCGGGCTGCAAAATTTTTCTGTGCGATTATACCGATTCGCCCCTGCAAGACGTAAATTTCAACGAAAATACCGGCATCTGCAAGGTTTACAGAACTGGCATATTTGATACGACCCATAGAATCATCAGCAACGGCGATGTCGTCCTGCCCCGCCAAAGCCCGACAATCGACGAGTTCGCTCGCCAGTGCTGCAACTGCGCTAAACAGAAAGACGAGAAACGTAAGGACGTCGTGATTTACAGATACGTCAAGACTGGAGACGGGGCTGATCATTACCGCAATGCCTTCAATTACTTTGTCACGGCGGCGGGACGGGTGCAAAAGGTGGCGAGATTTGTCAGTCAAAGGAAAGGTTTGAAGTTTTGTGAATGTAAGGATGTTGAATTATGATGTTAATACCGCTTACACAAGGCAAGGCCGCATTGGTTGACGATGAAAGAAAAAGAGGTTCAAAAATGGTTAATTATATTGGAATCGGAGCTTATACACTCCAAGAGGCCGCATTGTATGGGTCTCTCTCGTCTAATAAATTATCCAGATGGGCTTGGGGGATGGGAGTATATCCGCCAGTAATTGAGGCGCAACTCCGTAATGAAAAACTTATAAGCTTTTATGACCTTGTGCAGGCAATGGCAATTGATAAAGCCAGAGCGTATGTTCCCCTTCCTAAGATACGCCAAGCAATTGAGTATGCAAAAAAGAAATACGGCGTTCAGCTACCTTTAGCATACAAACACGAGTTATGGTTTTTTGATAATGATTTGCATATTAAATTTCCAAACGATACGGTTGTTCAAGTTAGTGGTAAACAAAAAGGACAAACGGCGATAGAGTTAATTGTTGAACCATATAAGAAAGATTTAACATTTGATACTGCGGGCTTCGTGCAGAGCTATATGCCCTTCACGAAATTTGGTCGGGATATAGTTCTTGACCCTAAAAAACAATTTGGTCAGCCATTAGTTGGTGACACTGGATATAGGGCCGATGTATTAGACAATGCTTTTGTTGCCGAAAAGTCAGTTGATTCAGTAGCGAGCATATATGGCGTAGATGTTAGGGATGTAAAAGTTGCCGTGGCTTATATGGATAAGATTAGGAACGCCGCTTGAAAGTTATATTTGATGCTACTTTTGGGGAGGTATGGGTTGACGGATTAACAGCTTTTTTCCGTTCTCACAAAGACCCACGGACTGCGGGGCCTTCGCAACGCCTGCGCCACCTAAAAAAAGGAAAAAACGGTGAAAGAATGAGTTTGTTAGGTAAATCCTTAACTTTGATAACTTTGATAATTTTGTTATATTTTATAACAATAGAGCTTCCCCTGTGCCGATAAGGAACGTATAATATAGCGCTCAGAAAGGTTGAAATACATTATGGGAACTGATTTTCTATACGCAAGACCGAGTTTTTGGGGCGGAATGGCTTCAGCGATGGACTTAGCTGGGGTTCTGACAAGCGAATACAATCGTTCGGCAACGATAAACGATGCCGATTACCGAGCTTTGAAATCTGATTGGGCCGTTACAGGCATAGATTTTTCAAATGCAATAGACCAATTCAAAACAATCCACAATGTCAAAGAATAATCGTTCCCTTGCTCAACAAGTAGTAAGTGTTATTAGACAGGAATATTCCGGCCCATTACCACCACCAAATGCACTCGAAAGATATAGCCAAATAATACCAAATGGCGCTGAACGTCTTATGGTAATGGCTGAAGAGCAGAGCAAACACCGAAGAGAACTTGAAACAAAAGCGTTAAATACAGATTCTCGGAATAGTTTGTTGGGGGTAATCTTTGCGTTCCTATTGGGATTAACAACGATTGTAGCAGGCACAATAATTATTCTAAAAGGATATGCTTACCCAGGAACAATTGTGGGTTCAGCAGGTTTAGTTGGATTGGTTTCCGCCTTTATTTATGGCACAAGAGAAAGAAGAAAAGAACGAGAAAATAAGGCGAAAACAAATTAGTTAATTTTTCCACAAGCCCATTTGGGTTTGTCAAAGACACAATCACGGAAAATTCGCAAAACTTAACTTATTATAGCTTGACATTTGTGACGACTATATGATATATGACGACTGTATGACCTGACGTGATTTAAGGAGATTGTTATGGCAGACGTTCAATATGGCCCAAGAGATTTAACCGAGAACAGCTTAAAGATGGGGGTAATGAGTTACACGATTCAAACTGGCCCTGTTGCGGGCTATCTCGGAACAACGGGTACGGCGAATGGAACAGGAAGTATAACATTTACTACTAAGCCAGTTAAGAGCTGTTACATCCAACAGTATTCCGGCACGCAGATTTATATGAACTTCGAGCGAGCCGCGACCGCAGCCGCGACAAGCGCAAAGTTGGTATCAACTGGTGGTTGGATTCCCGTTCCCGTTGACGACCTTGCAAAATTGAACTTCATCGGCACAGCAGCAGACGTTGTGCAAATTATGTGGAGGGCGTGATATGAAACCTCCAAAATCACCGAAACCGCCTGCACCCGCGCCCTTGCCGACCTCAGGCCAGCCGCAATCAGAGGAATCTGAAATAGCGAAACTCCGAAGGCAGAAGGGTTACGAATCCACATTGAAAACCGGAAATCTTACGCCGAATACAGGCAAACGCACAACTTTGGGCTGATAAATGTCCGATAAAGCGAGTTTAGTCAAGCAGTTATGGCTAAAGAAACTTGCCAAGCAGAGCAATATCAGGACGCTCTGGCAGGAGACATCCGATAATTTATATCCCTATGCCAAGATAACTTCTTCGTGGGAGCAGGGCGAAAAACGCTCGACATATATTTACGATATGACTCCTATGCTCGATATGTTCGATATGGTATCGGGCCTGAAACACGTCCTTATTCCGAGCGGCCAGCCGTTCTTTTCGGTAAAATCCATACTCGATAAAAGAATGAGGTCGCCTCTGGACAGCCAGCAGTATATGGCCTACGTCACCGAAGTGGCTCACGAAAAGATTCTCAATTCAAATTTCATAACCGAGTTCGACGACGTATTGCGGTCGCTTATTGTGTTCGGGCCTGGCGATATTTATTCAGAATGGACAAAAGCGACAGGGCTGAATTACCGCTCATCGGAAATAGGCACATACGTTCTTATCGAAGACCAGTACAAAAATGTAATCGGCTGCATACATAAACTGTGCATTACCGCAGAGGAGGCGTACAAGCAGTTCGGCGACAAGGCGGGAGAAAAAGTAATTGAGGCAGCTAAAGACGAAAAGAAGAAATACGACAACTGGGAATTTCTGCATCAGGTATTGCCGCGAGCCAAGCGAAATCTCAATCTGTCCAGCGACTACAATCTCAATATGAAATACGAGTCGCTTTATGTCAATTTGAAGGAAAGCGTCCTTTGCGAAGAAGGCGGCTATCCCGAAAATCCGTATCACACCGCACGCTGGATGCGGCCTATTCAGGAAATCGACGGCAGGGGCATAGGCACTGAAATTCTTCCTCATATCAAAGTCCTGTATCAGCAGGCAAAGGATTTTATTGAATGTGCCAATAGGCACAATCGCCAACCCTACGAAGTAGGGCCTGACGTTGTAGGCGAGGTCAATCTTTCTCCTGGCGGCAGGACAGATGTAATGGAGATGGGCCAGATTAAACCGCTTGGCGGCGGTGCGATGAACGGCAATTTCCCGATAACTGAAAAGTCGCTTGAAGCGCAACGGGATGTAATACATAGGGCGTTTTTCAAGCAGGCGTTTTCTCCTCTTGAGGACTTGACCGGCGACAGGCGCACGGAGCTTGAAATAAGGGAGAGAATAAGAGGCGTTTTACCGAAGTTAGGGCCTCCGGTCGGCAGAATATGGGGAGAGCTTTTAAATAAATTGCTTGAGCGTTCGATTCTGCTTTTGATTCGCAACGGCGATATTGAAAAGCCGCCCGCACAACTTGCCGGAACGAATTTCGGTATCGAATACGTCGGGCCGTTTGCCCTTGCATTGCGAAGCTCACAGGCAAAGGGTATTCAGGAGCTTATTCCAGTTATTGCCGATATGGAAGCGTTGTGGCCTGGAACGAAAGACAATATCGACGCGGATGACGCTATTGTTCGTATAGCTAATACGTTTGGCGTCAATGTTCACGATATTGCGACGCAGGAAGAAAGGAACACCAAGAGAGCGAAGCGGGCGCAGGAAGAATTGCAACAGAAACAAGCGGTTGCCGCGCAAATTGCCTCTGAGGCGTATTCGAAATCCACAAAAGCCCCTGAACAGGGTTCACCGGCAGGGCAGTTGATGGGAGTAAAATAATGCCGCTTACGTCGAAAGGCAAAAAGATAATGCGAAGTATGTCGCGAACTTACAAAAATAAAAAGAAGGCAAAGCAGGTCTTTTATGCTTCAGCCAACGCTGGAAAAATTAAGGGAGTTGACTAATGAGTCAGTCCGTCCCCGTATCTTTTGTATCGCAGTACAAAGGCGCGACAAGGCGTTATCTTAAAAAGCGCAGAAAGGCAAAGAAAAATGGCTGAAAATGACGCAACAGGTATCCAGAAATTGCTGGATAATCCAAACTTGACCGCAAACCTTGCTGGCGGAACTCAACAGAGAGAGACCGGAAGAAAAAAAATGCTCAGGCGTCTTACATATTATATCGGGACGAGAAAACATCAGACGCCCGAAAAAGAGTATCCGGTTCTTGACTAATGGCTAAAGAAACGAACCAGAAAATAATGGATTATCAGGCGTTGTTTACGTCCGAAATTGGCGCAAGGGTACTTGCCGACCTTGACGTGCAACTGCGTTATAGGCGGGATATATTTGACGCCAATTCTGCGAGGGTGACAGACTTTAATCTTGGTCTGAACGCAGCAATTCGGTATGTACATAGTTGGCTTGACAAAAAGGTTATAAGCGAGGAAACCGAAAAAACCGTAGTAGTAAACGATGTAATGGATAATGGATAGCTATATGGCATTTAACCGGAGCAATTTGATTATTCAAGGAGTAAAAAATGAGTGACGTGACACAAAAGGCAGCGCCAAAAACAATGTACAAGGAAATCGAGCAGGATGAAGATGTCGTGAAAGGCAATATCAAGGTCACGGAGATTATCGCCTACGATATTGTCGGCAAAAAGAAGGACGAGGAAGGCAAGGAAAAGCCCGTAGAAAAAAGTCGCGGGCCGTTCTTCTGTCAGGACAAAGAGGATTTGGTTGTTTTCAATGCGAACAATTCCAACTCTCGAATTGAAACCTTTACGATTCAGCTTTTGAAGTCCACTGCCATAAAGTACCTCAACGCCCCTGAAAATATGAAGCAGTTCGTCAGGAAGGAGGCCGACAATGCCTGACGGCGAAGGTTCAGTGGCAGTAACAGCGCCGCCGCCAGCGGCAGCACCAACAACACCAGTTGCAACTGTGCCGGTAGCGACGGAGGCCGTCGGAACGGCTACTGCGCCACCTCCGACAACATCGGCAACAACCGAGTTCGATATTTCGAAATATATCGACAAGGACGGCAATTTCAAAGAGGGCTGGAAGGAAGGACTGATTGATCCCGCTCAGTGGAAGGAAGGTTTTTACGACCAGGTTAAAGGCGTCAAAGGTCTTTTGAAAACCGCCCTCGACACAAAGAAAATGATGGGTAAAAAGACTATTGTGCCATTGTCTGACAAGTCAACGCCGGAAGAAATTGCCGCGTATCGTCAGGCTCACGGTATCACCGGCAAATATAATTACACACCGCCAAAAGACGTTGACCTTGCCGATTTATCGCCGGAGTCAATGGCCTCTGTTTTTTCAGAGTTAGATAAGGCGAATTACACGCAAAAACAGACCGATGTCGCCGTCAAATTGTACGCCGACTCTATCCGGCGGCTTCAACAGGAAGTTCTTGCTAATGATAAGGCCGAATACGAGGAAGCCGAGAAAATCATCAGGTCGGAATATCAGACCGAGGAAGATTACCAGAATGGCGTTCATCTTGCCAACCGCCTTATCGACGAAAATACTGCGAGATGGTCAGAAGATAAAAAAGCAGCGTTTCTCACGGCGATAAATGAATCGCCGCTAAAACCGTATATTCTGGATTTCGTCAAAACCATCGGCAACAAGTTCGTCGAACATAAGCTGATTACCGATATGGAGGCTTCGATGGGGCCTGCTGACTTCGAGGCAGCGATTGCTGAGGAGCAGGCAAAGCCATCGTACAAGAACGCAAGCGACCCTGCGCATAAATTACAGGTCGCAAAAGTCCAGAGAATGTTCCAGGAAAAAGAGGAACGAAAGAAAAAATTGCAGTCACAGGGGATTATCTGATTTACAAGACCCCCATTATTTGATATAAGCAAGTTGCACGGATTACCTCTCGCCAAGAGGCCCGAAAAACTGACAGAATTATCTGTCCGTCAACCGGCGTTTCGGCAGGATAGGCCCGTAACAGGATTACCTTTCCAAAATGTAAGTTGAACAAGTTAATAACAACTTTGGAAAGGGACTCCTATGAGTCAGCTAATTCCTGTCAGTTTTGTTGAGCAATTCAAGTCCAACATACTGATACTTTCACAGCAGAAACCGGCGAAACTGCGCGGTTGCTGCCGTATGGAAAGCGTTACCGGCGAGTCGATGTTTGTCGAAAGGCTTGGCCCGAAGGAAGCTCAACTCCACGCAGGCCGGCACGTGCCAACGCCGATTTCCGATGCAGACCACACAAGGCGCAAGCTCACGATGTACGATTACGATGTACCGGCAGACCTTATCGACAAGCCGGACAGGCTGAAACTACTGCTTGAGCTTGAAGGCCCGTACACGCAGAATCAGACATACGGCCTTAACCGCGCAATCGACCGCGTGATTATCGCCGCTTTAGGCGGCTCGGCTTTTGGCGGCAAGACCGGCGCGACCACAATCAATAACTACGATGCCGGTGAAAGCCGTGTAATCAACAGCGATGGCTCTGTCGTTGCCGCTGGAACGAACAACACCGATGCCACAGAAACCCCCCTGACGATTTCCAAGCTGCTTACCTGCAAGGAATTGCTCGATAACGCTGAAATCGACGAGGACAGACAGCGGTACTTCCTCACGAATCCCCACAATATCAATATGCTTCTGAACACAACCGAAGTCAAAAGCTCCGACTACAACACGGTCAAGGCGCTTGCTCAGGGCCATATTGATACGTATATGGGATTCAAGTTCATCAAGTCAACATTGCTTGAAACAGGCGTGGACACCGCCTGCGTCCGTTCTTACGCCTATGCTCAGGACTCTATCGTTCTGGCAATTGCCGAGGAGCCGACCGTCAATGTTGACATCAGGCACGATTTGTGCAACGCTACTCAAGTTTATTCGACACTTAGTATCGGCGCAACCAGAGTCGAAGGCCCCGCAGTCGTCACCATCGAACTCGACGCTGCCTAACCTAAAAGGAATAAACAATGAGTACAATGAACGACAAAGTAACAACGCTGTTGGCTCCGCTAATGGATTTCGCAGTGCCTTATGACCTTGCCGATATTTACAATCTCGGCTTGGGGACGGTCGAGACTACGCAGCGGTATGTCTGCGGCCAGAGAAGTATCTCTGAGGATGGCGCTGTTGATAAGTATTGCTATGCAAGCGTCGCGGTTGCGTCCGAGTTTGGCGCTGTCAATATTCACGGCGGCAACTCGGCAGGCAGCGTTTACAGCAACACGATTTCTTCGCACGTTATACCTGTTGCCGCAAGTATCGGTGACAGGCAAATTCAGGTTACAATCGGCGCTTATGACGGTGACGCCAGCGGCGGTCTGGTTTATGCCAACGAACTTATCGGCGGTTATGCGATAGTCGGCAATGGTACAAGCCAGCACCCTGAAACCATCAGGATTATCGGCAACACCGGCATTGCAACCGGCGGCGGAGTAATTACTGTTTACCTCAAGCGACCGCTTTCGATTGCCTTGACTGCCTCGACGAGCTACTGTGAAATTCTGGCGAACCCTTACAGTATGACCGAAAATGCCAATACGCTTAACAGCGCATACGCAACGGTCGTCTGTGTGCCTCAAACCGTTGCCGCTGCCGGTAATTTCTACTGGGGCAGGACGTGGGGGCCGAAGTGGGTAACGAGCGATAATAAGACCGGTTACGATGCAAACGCCAGAAGTTTGTGGTTTATGCAGAACGGCTCACTGTCGTCAGGTTCACAGGTCACGTTTACGAGTTACCATCCGCTGTGGCAGTATGCGGGTTATGCTATGGAATTGACCTCGGCAAGTCATTCCGGCCCGCCACTGTGTTATTTGCAGTTGGCGACGTAACAAGTTTATCGGGGGGACGGCCTAACCGCCGTCCCCCTTTGGGTTTTGAATATGCACCGAGAATTGATTTCAAACGATGTTAGCTCGGAAGCGGTTAAAGAAGAAGCGTGCAGGCGAGGCGCTAAGCGCGGTTACTGTACAAAGTACGGTGAACCGCCATATCGAACAAAGATTATGGCCGCACCGCCGACGAAACAATACGAAGAAAATTACAGACGCGCCTTT